GAAACTGGATCAGGTGCGGAATTAGTTGCGGTAAGTGATACGATAGGCGGAATAAAGAAAATTGAAATCGTAGACCAATATTGGGGATTCAATTCATCTAACCCCACCGCCACTGTAATTAGTAATACAGGCACAGGGGCGGTTATTTCTGTTGATATTAGTGGGTGCATAAGTCGCGATAAATTATCTTATAAAAACGAAAAGGGTATATTAGAATTAAATTGTATCTTACATGACAGCGATTACTTCCAACAATACTCTTATGAAGTTCACAGTAAAGTTGCGAGTTCTCATTTCAATGATATAGTTGATGATCTTTTACATCCTGTTGGACTTCAACGTTATAATGTTTACTTTAATGAATTCACCGCTTCTTTACCTATAGCTATTGCAAAGATCAATGAAATCATTAGTTTAATTGGTTTGAATCCGCCATCCGCGCATCTACCAGATTTAGGGGAGTCGCTAGAAAATGTTGTTTACATGAATCAGCGAAAAAATAGCACTCTCTTCAGTATAAATAACATCGATCTTCTGAAATTTTCAAGTAATTTTTCTTATAAAATAAGCGATTTCAGTGCATTGACAATACAAGACTTCATGGTAAGATCTGAAATACTTGAATCGAGAACAATCGACCCTGAAATTTCCACCGTTAATGTTTAAAGAACAAAAATGGCAGCAAAACTAAGTCAGAATATTCGTAGCTTCGCCAGTAGCAGTTTCGTAAATTCTCTGCGTTCTAAAAAGCCAGATGCTTGGGCTCCAGGCATGTCGGTTACTGCAGGGAAGTTAGTATACTACAGCAACGCAAAATATGCCGCTACTACTTCTGGAACCACAGGAAATCTCCCCCCGACGCACACGAGTGGTATTCAAAGCGACGGAGGTGTAGATTGGGTGTTCGTTGAGCCCATGCCGATTAACAATAGCTTCCAAGGCAATCTCTATTTGTTTATCGGCAAGAATACAGAATGGCCAGATGAAAACAATCCACCCAATCCTTCTACCACTGACGCACAAGATTATGTAACTTTAAATGACATAGTCAGTTTAAAGAAGATCACACTTAATGATATCAAATTGGGTGTTGTGCGGTATAATTGGGAGAGCGGAACTGTTTATTCACAGTATGATAGTTCTAAAGACCCGTTTGATCCCAATGCTTATACTCAACCGTTTTATGTTATAACGGATGAGTATAATATTTACAAATGCTTGAATAACAATAACAATTCACCTTCCACTAGCAAACCCACTGGTACTAGTACTTCAGTCATTAATTTAGCGGATGGCTATGCTTGGAAGTACATGGGTTCTGTCAGTGGACAAGATGCGGCTGGATTCTTAACAAGCGATTTCATTCCTGTTGAATATAAAACTTACAATGACGGCTCTGAACAATGGAATGTTCAACAAGCCGCTAAATTTAAAAGCATCAGTACTTTCAAGATTCTTACTCAAACAGGTGTATTCACAACTCCAGTTGTTTCTGTCATTGGAGTAGGTACAGAGGCATCTGCTTTTGCGGTCAAGGATCCCATAACTAATACAATTCGCCAAGTTTTAATCACAGATCCTGGCCATGACTATGAACCAGAAACTTACGCAATTGTATATGAAAGCGGAACGCCTGGTTCTGGAGCAGTAGTAAATGTTTCTTCTATTAACTCGTCGGGTGCTATTACAGGTGTTACAATTGCCAATCCAGGCAGCGGATATACGAATGGAGCTATCGCACTGATCACAGGGGATGGCACAGGAGCAACTGCTTCAGTTACAGTCTCGTCAGGTGGAAGTATTCAAGCTGTCAATATCACTAACGGCGGTTCTGGCTATACAAGCGCTAAAGTTTGGATTATCCCTGGCACTGTTGGCGCTGTTGCAAAAGCCATTATGGCTCCTATAAACGGACATGGTAGCAATATAGTATCTGAACTTGGGGCGTCATCTGCAATTATTAGTGCTGTACTAAATAGCAACAATCCATATTTCCCAGTAGGGCCAACGAGTGATTTTCGTCAAATTGGTATCATAACAGATGTAAAAGATTCTGTTGGTGATTATGCATCCGCGCTCTATTACATAGGACCTGCGCATGACGAATTTCCGAATGTTAATAGCAGTTTAAATAAAATTACGCCCAATAGCGGATACATATTGTACTTAAGTAATATCAGAAGCGTGACGCGCTCTACAGGCCAAGAAGAACACATAAAAGTCGCAATAGTATTTTAATTAACGTGTAGAACTAGAGCACGAGAAGAAGGTTAAAAAATGCCATTAGATTTTAACAAACAACCATACTTTGATGACTTTGATAAGAACAAAAATTTTGTTCGTGTTCTCTTCAAACCATCCAGGCCAGTTCAAGCCCGTGAATTAAATCAGATTCAAAGTATTCAGCACCATCAGTTACAACGCTTTGCTGATCATGTTTTCAAACATGGCGCAAGGGTGAATGGTTCTTCACCAACTCGTTTAAACGCCCATTATGTGACAATAGACCCTATTAGCCCATGGGATGGCAAACCGCTCAACTATGACAAATTAGTCAACAAACGTCTTCGTGGGCGGACTAGTCAAATAGAAGCAATTTTATTAAAACACGTGCCCGCAATTGGTAATGATCCTGATACTTTGTATGTTGCTTATACTTTAACTGCAGTCGATCAAGAAACGCATGTTTTTCTAAATGGTGAGATAATTGATATAGTTGATGATAACGATATTGTCACATATAGCGTTAAGGTTCGTTGTCCTGCTTGCCCTGGTAATGTTGATGGTAATCCTGATCTGTCTCCTACGGGTAAGGGGACTTTATGGAATATTCCAGAAAGTACTTATTATGTTTATGGTTATTTTATTGATATTAATCGTGAATTACTAGTAGCTGAAAAATACACAGTTAACAAAGAAAGTTACACGGTAGGGTTAGATGTAGTAATAGATATTGTTACCGCAGAGGATGATCCAAGTTTGTATGATAATGCTCTTGGGTATCCTAATTATTCGGCAGATGGGGCTGATCGTGCTCGAATTCGTTTAATTCCTGCAATTCGCTCTGAGAATTTTTCAGATGGCGAAAATTTCATTACCCTTGCTCGCGTCACTAAGGGTATTATTCAGTACGTCCGTTCTCGTGTAGATTATGCCGCTCTTCTAGATTTACTCGCTGAGCGTACTTATGACGAGAGTGGTAACTATACAGTTATTCCATTCAGAGTAAAATTTCACGAACATTTGAAGAAAACACCTGATGATCCTAATGGATATTTCACCAAAGAAGAAGGTGGTGATGAAAATCTTTTTGTGGGAATTGTAAGTGATGGTAAGGCTTATGTGAGGGGGTATCTGGTTGAACGTATAGCTGAATCGATGATTTTTCTTGAGAAAGCGCGTGATACAAGAAAAGTCAGAAACTATTACAATCGCATCGGTAGTTTGAGTTATGTCCTAGTAACATTAGCGCCTAATAGTGCTTTTACTCCAGGTGCCTCGACAGGATCTAGCATCTTCACTAACCAAACTGCTGATTTGTATGATGGTCCAGTAAGCGGTGGCCTACCGACAGGCGCTGTGATCGGTAAAATAAAAGTTTATGATGTTGAGTATGATTCAACTGTGAATGGTGTTGATCGCTATCGTTTGTATATCGCAAGTGTCGAGATGAATCCTAATAAGACCTATGATATGGTTAAAAGTCTGTATCATACAGGTCTGGTTACTTTCATTGCGACACCTGTCAATGATGATGCGACGGGTAAACCAAAAATCTACAATACAAATGCATCTACACTAATTTGGGATATTGGACGTTCTCATATAAAGAGTTTACATGACGTCGACAATCCAACAATCAGCAGCTTAAATTATACTGCTCGTAGAAAATTCAAAGCGACTCTAAATTCAGTTGGTCAATATACATGGAATGCAGGTTCTGGTGAATTTTTTGATATGGCGAACCCAAACTATACTCTTTGCGGTGTAATTGAATCCAACGGGTCATTCACTAAAATTCCTTTATCTAATATAACCATCACACAATCAACCATCACCGTTAATGCAAGTTCTCATGCAGGTAAAGAAGTTATCCTTTACCATAATGTGCTAAAGAACAACGTCACTGAAAAGACAAAAACTCTTGTTACAACTGTAGAGTCTGATTTACAAATCACATCTAATGGTACAATTACTTTATCTAAAGCTGACTTATTCAAAATTATAAGCATAAAACAATACCCTGCAGTAAATCCTGCTAATAAAACAGATGTAACAGAACATTTTACCTGGACGATGGGTCAAAATGATTTCGCCTATGTTCCTATCGTCCTAACTAAAAAACCTACTGCCCCAAACTGGACGGGAACTGATAGATTTGAAGTGACTTTTTCTTATTATGAACATGGTCCAGGGGATTTCTTCTCCGTCGACAGTTATAGAAATATTGTTGATGATCCTACGCTAGATTATGGTTATGAAGACATCCCTTATTATAAATCTACCTCAGGTCTCATTTATGACATGAGGAGTTGTTTGGATTTTCGCCCTCTAATCTTAGATGCCTCAGCAGTCGACGCGAAACAACCTGCACTCAATAGTTTGTATAACACTGATGTTGAGTATTATCTACCGCGAACTGATTTAATAGTTGTGAATAAAAATGGTGATATCTTCCAAAAGAAGGGGGTGAGTAGTGAATCTCCTTCACCGCCTCGAGTTGAAACTGGCGATGAAATGGCAATATATCATGTGATTATGAAGCCATTTGTTTATGATATAAAGAAAGATATCACATTACGTTTCATTGAAAATAAACGTTATACCATGCGTGATATTGGTCGCATAGAAGAACGCATTTCTAATATTGAATATTATACGACCTTTACAATGATGGAAATGCAAGCTGCTGATCTAAAAATCAAAGATGAAAATGGTTTTGATCGCTTCAAAAATGGATTCATAGCTGATAATTTTATAAATTATCAAGCCGCAAATTTAGAAAGTAGTGAATTTCGCGCCTCTTTAGATAGAAAAAGGACTGAATTGCGTCCTTCATATACAATGTTCCATACAGGTTTTGATGTTGATACTACTAATACAACTAATGCTAAAGTTCTCGGTAATATTGTAATGATTGATTATGATAGTGAATTTTGGCATGCTCAGCCATATGCCAGTAAACATATCTCGACAAATCCTTATTTGATTTATGAGAAAAAGGGTAAGATGGTTTTGTCGCCTGATCATGATACCTGGGGTGA